ATCGGTGTTAACTCCTATAGTTCAACTACAGGTGTTGCAACAGTAGGTGCTATCACAGGAACTCAGACAGGAACAGGATCCTTCTCATTCAGTCAGTCATTCACTCAAGGTGATGCTGCAGGATCTGGTGCTGATGAAGCACTCTACGGTAACCAAGTCCACTACTCTGGTGGTACTGCAGGTAGTGCTGCTGTTGGTACTGTTACTAACGCACATGCTGTTACTCTTACAGGTGGCGGTTTAGCAGGTACTACAACTACAGGTCAGTTTGTTAGCGAGATCTCAGTCTTTGACTAATAGTTGAAATTGATCATGGGAAACCTTTCATATATAAAAAAGACATACGCCCTAGGTGCAATTCTTGCTATTGCTAGTGTTGCACCTGTGAACGCGGTGCCCGTGGTGCCAAATTTCCAACAAGGCTCGATGACGTCCCACACGGAAACGACTTCAAAAGTGACGGAGACCATCAATTCGATGGACTACAATACTGGGTATCAATTTTCGGTAACGGGATCAGGCATAACAGCAAGTGGTAATCTATCTCCTACTATGGAGAACTCAAACGTGACTATTGAAGGAGTGACTTCGACATGGACAGGAATCGGAACGAAACCAACGTTCGTACAGACAACACCAGGAGCGAGTTTCCAGTTTACGGAGACGTATCAATCCCCAGGTCTCAGCAACCATACGGTAATCCAAAGGGTAACCGAGGTAACAAGCGTAACAGATACTACAAGTATCTTCTCCCAGTAATTGCTGCTCTTGTAGCATCACCTGTAAATGCAGAAACTGTAGGTGGTGTAAGTGCAACTGCTGCTCCCGTGGCAAATAGTTCGGGCTCAGTGACCAACCAAGCAATCCAGGTTTTACAAGGACCGTATATAACTAACACTTATGGGAATGGCGTTCAATGCCAAGGTCCCACTATGAATGTGACACCGTATGTCACTGGTAGTGCATCAGCACAAAAACCCTATGAAGACTATTGGGATTCGCCAGTGTACAACATGCTCGATGCAGATGATAATGGTGTACCAGACAATCCAGGAGAAATTTTATATTTCGTTCCAACAAGAACAGGACAAAAAGATAACTATAACTTGAGCGTAGGTATATCTGCTACATGGTCTAATCCTATGGATAAAGACTTACAGAAGTTATGTAAGGAAGCAGCACAAACAAACATAGCATTACAACAACAGTTGACTGCCAATAAACGCCTTGACTTTGAGATCGCGAGATTAAAAAATTGCGGATCGTTGATGAAAGATGGTATATCCTTCCACCCAAAGTCACCTTATTATTCTATTTGTGCAGACGTGGTAGTCCAAGGTGTCAATAAAGTTCTACCTCACGTTCATGAAATTACACCTAACGAGGTTTCTTCTGACGCTTCACTTTTAAAGGAGGTAACCCTCTCTTGGCCCGAATCTGGTTTGCCTTGATTTCAATCCTTGAAGGTTGAGGAGGTTCTTTACCAAGTAATTTTTGAATTCTTTTAATTAGTTGTTTGACTATAGGTTTAACAACTCTCAGTAACAGTGGAGTTGCTGCTGCAGCAGCAGTTGCAACCACTGCGATTGCTGCTGTCGTGCTTACCTGATTTGTAGAGGGTAGGTACTTTTCGACTGCAGTGGTAGGTTCATATAACACTACACAGATTTTTCCATCTTCACTTAGTTCGTGACCAATAACTCTTTCATCACCACTTACAGTTAGGTCACCAACTCTAGGTTGATTAGGTCCAGGACACTCAACATCTTCGTCTGTAACAGGAATGTCTGGTACTTCAGTATTTACTTCTGTATCTTCTGGTGGCGGTGCCACTGGTGGTACAGGTGCTTCATATTCATACTCTAGTTGATCTGGTGAGTAATCAATAGGATTAAAAGAAGGTAAACCTGCATCACAAAAAATCTTAGATCCCTTAGGATCATCATCAATTAAATTTTCATTCTTTCCACCGTCCTGTTCATGTGCCTCTACACATCCAGGCATATCAATGATGGGCACACCCACCTGCTGTGTGACAGGAGGATAAATCGGAATCGCCATAGGCGGTTCCGATGTTAACCATTTAGGTATGTCACTGATGTAATTAGATTGAATCTGAATCGTTCGGATTTGATTCTGATCAATCCTGATTGTTGGTATCTCCATCGTCTACCTCACATGCATCATTTAGATCGTTGACCATATTACCACCTATGTCTGCACCTTGTTCTCCACCGAACATTGCTATCCAACCTGCAGCAAGCCAACCAACAAAGGGGATAGAGGAAACAGCAGGAGCAGCAGCAGCACCAATACTAGTCCCGACAAGACGCCCCGTTTGTTTGCCACCACCGACCGCCTCGATGCACTCGACAGACTTTTTTGAGAGTCCACCCCCTTTAGTTTGGGCACTCCCGTCTTGCCAAGACCGATGATTTGATACAGGTCCACCTTGATTGGTTGCTCCATCCATGACGTACTCTTCAGTAACTTGAGTTGTACTCTTCCCGAATCCGAGAAACCCAGATGGTTTTACAATATCCTTAGTGATATGCATCGTCTTAGGATCATTGGCACTGTAACTGATCTTATATCCATCTTCGTCTGCAGTAGCAACGTAAGAAGTATAAGGTCCTACAGGCATATTTAATTGAGGTAGTTTAGAACCATTTCTGGTTGCAAGCATACCAATCATACCAATATGAGAAGCAGCAAATAAACTACCGACTACACCGATTGATATCCATTTAGCATTCATGGCATTGATAGCGATTTAGTAGGGGGGATTGGAAGTCCTGTTGTCTCAGGCATTACACCTTCAACTACATTAGGTAGTGCTGAAGAGATTCCTTTTCCTAGAGATCCTAATGCTTTTTCTTTGATGTCCTCTATGATGGCATCCTTTTGAGTGTATAGATACACACCACCGCCAACAACGGAAACAGATACAACGAAAGACGAAATAGCAAGTACATTAATGATTTTTTGAAACATGATGATTACTTAGTATCGGGGACAATTTTTACGGGACCAGATTCGATCCTAATGGTTTGAGCAGGTGCAGTTTCAGATGCTTTCTGAATAAGAAATTCCATATCTGATTTAGTAATAGCAGGACTACTACCACCACCGTTATCTCCATTCTTTTTCTTACCTGCTGCCTGGACGCCAAAAGTAGCTAAAGTTCCAGTAAAAACCGAGGCGATAAAAGTTGGATCGAGTTTCTGTTCTGGAATTTTAAGTGCTTCTGGTAACTTAACATATGCTAATGTCAAAATTCCTGCGGACCAGATCAACACAGAGAGACGCACAAAAGTAGATAGAATAGCAAGTTGCTCTTCTTTATCTTCTGCATGTTCTTTCAACTTACCAAGAAGACCCTTCTTTTTCTCCTCTGGTTTAGTTTTAGTACCTTCCATGGTTTTTATTTAATATCACATATTATCTATAACATATAGATTTCCACTAATTGAGATACGATGTTCGTCTGATGTATAGAAGGGATTGACACCGTGATTAAGGCGTGCAGGGAAGAATGCTATCTTCCATTCAAATGATTTGTCTATGTGTAAGTACTCTGTATCCAGTCCACCCAGTGCTGTGTTGTACTGGAACATGAATGCTGCTGTCTCATTTCCATTTGTCTTATATCTTTTTCTTTCTTCTTCTAAGTCATATGGTACTTGCACCCAGATCACAAACGAAAACAACCCACTGTGTATGTGCAGAGGGTTGAAGTCGTATTTATTCTGGAAGTTTACCCAGAGTCTTTGTAATTTAAAGTCACACTGATTAATATCTCTCATGGTCTCTGCCACACCCATAGCAGGTTGAAAACCAAACTGCTTGATATACTCAAAAGATAAGCACCTAGTAAAGGCACTTATCTCCTTGGATAGGGGTAGAGTCCATTCTTGTTCTAGGTGCCCCCTCAGGGAGTCCCTAGCGTCCGTTTCTGGAGTCTTCTCTAGTGTGTTGATGCTTTGCTTTAGTTCTTCAACTACTGCAGAGGGAACCTCTGCTAGTAGATACCCAGGACTTTTCAACCACTGGACATGATAATTAAAGTCGCTCATTCTGTAGTGCGT